AACCATATGTTTAAACCATCGGTTGCAAAATTTTTATTTAGTTTAAAAGCATCTGGTGCTAAAACATCTATGTTAAACTTTCTTGCATCTTCAACAAGATCCATGATCTCAAGTTTAGAATCAAGCTTATCCTTTGCATAATATAACCAACTACAATAAAACTGAACTGGAAAATGGCTTTTCAAATAAGCTGTATCATATCCAGTTAAACCATAACAACAACTGTGGCTGCGATTGAAGGAATATTTTTGACTTTGTTCAATCCAACTAAATATTTCTTCTGCCTGTTTTTCGCTTACAATTTCAACTTTTTTAGCACCTTCAATAAATATTTTTTTGCATTTTGCCATTTCACTAGCAAGTTTTTTACCCATAGCCTTTCTTAGCTTATCAGCTTCTTGCAAAGTAAAACCAGCGACAGACTTAGATAACTCCATAGCCTGTTCTTGAAATACCAATGATCCATATGTTGATTTTAAAATTTCATCAACAACAGGATGATATGATTCAACTGGTTCTTCAAAGTTGGCTCTTTTGCAATAGTGGGCGGTCATACTAATGCCGTTTTCATCTAATGCACGAAGTGTTCCTGGCCTAATCAATGCACCAATGGCAGATAGATGTTCTGCGTTCTTTGGCCTTAATCGCTTGCTCCATTGTTTACCAAGATCTGATTCAAGCTGAAATACCCCCTTTGTATCGCCTCTTGCAAACAAATCCCAAGTTGACTGACAATACGGCAATTTTAATGGATCAACTTCCATTAATGGTAAAACACCTTCTATCTTAGATTCTTCAATTATTGGCCAAGAACAGCCACATTCAAACTTATAATATTTCATAATTACTTTCTAAATGCATCTTTAAATTTAATTTTTGGAAAAATGCTTCTATGCAACTTTAAAAAATGTAAAATAATATCAGAAGTCTGTATAACATCAGTTAAAGCATCATGAGCATTAGCCTTGGATAGTCCAAAGAAATCCCTAAGTGTATCCATCTTATAATTTGGAACCACTGTAGTATTATCAAACCACAACATCATTATTTCATCAAGATCATACATGCTCCTTCTATTTAATAAATTCTGATTTCCATTCTTATCTACATAACCAAGCTCTGAGCAAACCCTTTGAAAAATAGGCATATCAAAATGTCTTATGTTTTTTCCTGCTGGAATTGGTGCAGAAATATTTCCTTTGCCGTTATTAAACATCGAAATAAAATCTGCAAGCTTTTTCCAAACAGCATCAATGCTTGGTGCAAGCTTCAATTCTTCCCTTGTTTTCTTATTTATTGCAAGAGCTTCATCTTGAAGATTGTTAAAGTCTCTTGGCTTTATCAATGTTTCAAAAATACCATCTTTGATTGGTTCAAGAGTTTTTCTATTTATTGCCATAGCTGCAACTTGAATTACTTCACACTTATTTATATCTAAAGAACCTGTTTCAAAATCAAAAACCATAATTGTATTACTGTACATTTATTCCTCATTCTCTAAAAATTGTAAAACTATTGATTCTTCATCATCAGTTGTGATATCTAATTTAAAATCATTGTCATCAGCAGAATCAAAAAATTCTTTTTCTATAATAAATTCACCATTGTTTTTTAAAACAATAGCTTTAAGAATTTTTATAAACTGTAAAGAAAGTTGATTTTTTGAATTTTGACATTCTGAGACAGCTTGAACTAATCCCATTTGTTGAGACACTAGTTTTGCTATTAATTCAATTTCTTCTTTTTCACTCATTTTCTTTTCCTTTCAATAAATTTATACAACCCATTATTTTATCTAAAACGGCAACTCCTAAAATATCAAACTTAACTAAACCAATTGATTCAAGATCTGACATTTCAAGACCAGCAATCATTTGCTTATTCTTTTTATCATAGATCATAGGACAAATATCTTTTAATGGAGTGTGGCTTATTACAATTCCAGCAGCATGTTTTCCTTGACTACGCTTAGTTCCTTCAAGTCTAATCGCTTGTGAAAACTCTTTTGACAACTTTCCTGTTATGTTACCCTGTTCGTCTATCTCGCAATAATCTTTAAGCTTTGAAGGGATATTTTCTAACGCCCAACGAATGATTGATGATTCCCCACCATCCTCCTTCATTTCTTGAAGCTGTTCAGATATTTCAGCTTCATCAGGTATATTTTTTGTAATAGCATTGCTCTCATCAAAGGAAAAACCGTGTGCTCTTAATACATCTTTTAAAGCACCCCTACCTTGCATTCTGCTGTATGTTATCATTTGCGAAACATTTTCTTCATTGTACTTTGATTTAATGTAATCAATAACCTTGTCTCTTTTGGTGATTGGAAAATCGCAATCTATATCAGGAAGACTTACATGGCCTGGAACATTTCTTCCAGCATTGTAAAAACGCTCAAAAACTAAATTATGCTCGATTGGATCTACTTGAGTTATTCCAAGCAAATAAGAAATCATACAACCAGCACCTGATCCACGCCCTCTTCCTGTTAACCACCCTTGTTTTCTAGCCCAATTGCAATAGTCTTGAACAATTAAAAAGTAACCTTCAAGACCAGCATCGCCTATAACCGAAAGCTCATTTTTAATTCTTCCAACATAATTTTCAAACTTTGATGAATCTTTTTCTAAATCTGAAAACTTTTCTTTCCATCCATTTCTACAAAGTTCTCTTAAGTAGTCATGTTCATTTTTACTTTCTGGACATTCAAAACTTGGGAGCACAGATTTTTTTGTTAAAGAATAATTCTCGCACATCTCTTCAATCAATAAACAGTTTTTTAACTCTTCTGGTTCATGAAGGGCCAAGATCTCTTCAGTAGATGGAATGTAATACCTATTTGATTTAAAGAAGCTAGATAATCCAAAGTCTTCATGCTTGTCTAAAGACGATCTTACTTTAGAAAGAGTTGTTTCCATAGATGCACACAAGATTATTCTTTGATCAGAAGCATCCTCTTGTTTAGCGTAATGAGCATCAGGAGTAGCTATTGCCTTGATACCAGTTTCCTTAGATAGTTTTCTAAGACATTCAGCAAGGACTACAGAACAATGTAGGTTATCTTTATCAAAAAGCTGTATTTCAATAAAGAAGTTTTCTTTGCCAAAAATATCTTGGTGCTTAGAACATAACTTTTTACATTCTTCAAACCAATCATCTTTTATTAAAGCTCTTGCTTCTTCTGGACTAGCACACTTGTATGCCTCATCTGGAAAAATGCATCTAGCCAATTGTGTTCCTGGGTGTCCAGAGAATGCTATTAGGTTTTTTGAGTGTAATGCGAAATCTTCCAAGCTTAGTCTAGGCTTATAATAAAAATAATCTTTATTGTTTGATAAAGACGAAAGCTTTATAAGCTCAGACCAGCCAGAAACATTTTTAGCAAGGACACATAGGTGAGAATTTTTAGAGTTGGTTTTATCATGAATTAAAGCACTTTGACCACATATGTAAAACTCACACCCAATTATTGGTTTTATTTCTTCTGCAACACATGCCTTATTAAAAGAAATAGAGCCAGAAATAGTTCCATGATCAGTAAGAGCTATAGACTTGTGCCCAAGACTTTTAGCTCTTTTTGCCATAGATTCTGGCTTTGTTAAACCATCTAAAAGACTGTAGTGAGAATGACAATGTAGTGCTGTCCAATTATTCATGTGCTGTTCCTAAAATTTTACTTTCTTAAATATTCTTTTACAATTAAACTAGACCAATTTTCCCAGTCCTTTTCTTCAACTTTAATAATTTCCTTTTTAACAAAAGAACCTTCTGCCAATGCTTCTTCTTTAACTTTAAAAGTTGAATGATCTTGAAGATTGACACTATACACAACTCCAAAATGAACAGAGCTTACATCATTTGAGTCATCGTTTATTAATCCGATAAAGTGTGCATTTCTCAAATTGGAAAACTCAACTTCTTCTTCAATTTCTCTCTTACATGCATTAGTGATAGTTTCACCATTTAGCCCATCGCATGGATTAACATGTCCACCAATACCCAATGACCATAAATCATGCAATCTATTCTCAGATCCTTTTTTAGATCTTTGATAACAAAATGTTGAATCTCCACGATTTATCAAACAGTATGGTATAACTTGTTTATAAGATTTATCGTTTTCTGCAATATCACGATCAATATAAAACATATTATCTGTCGAAAGAATTTTATCTCGTAAATTTTTTGCTTCAACCCCAGTAATAAATCCTTGAAACGAATCATCTTTTAATAAATCTGTTTTAATAACAAGAACCTTTTCATCATTATATTTAGGTTCGTATTTAATAATTTCTGGTGCAACAGTTGATGTTGTTACAATTTCTTCTTTTTTGTTAGTAAAAACAATATCTTCCCATCTCCAATCAACCATTTTGATTCTCCCTATTAGATTGACCACCGCCATCGCCATAAGATTTTACAGTATCTTTTTTGGCGTGTTTTACATAAGCATTATTAATACCAAGCTGTATTAATTCTTGATGCATATGATCACATATTGATTCATTTTCAGAATCCTTATGTTTATCTTTGTAGAAGCTGCAAAGTCTAATACATTTCCACTTATCTTTTCCATAGTCTATTATCCTTGATGGTCTATTGCAATTCTTAATTTTTTCAAATTCTTTTTTTATCATTTCTTCGGTTGTTTTTATATCGTCTTTTTGAAAACACAAAGAAAATGGTCCACCAGCTTTAACAAAAAATATTGTCATAATTATCATATTTTCATTTGGGTACAACTCGTTTAAAGCATAATGGTACAATCTAAGCTGAAAATCATTGTATAAATCATCGTACCCCTTCTCTTTTCCTGTTGACCAATTTTTTCTTTCTCCTGTTTTCCAATCAACATATTCCACTGTCTTTGAATCAACCCTTGTTATTAAGTCCATAGTTCCTTTTATTCGCAACTTTCCAGAAATTATTTGCCCATCTGGAAGAAAATAATCATAATTTGCCCAAGGCTTATCAATTTCAATGTCAAAATACTGTTCTGGCATCACAATATTTCTAGTTAATGGTGAAAACATGCCATTATTAAATAATAGAACATCCCACAACCACTTAGTGCATTCTTTAAAATCAACATCTGTCCACTCATGCGTACTTTTGTTTTTATAATGATTAAAACCAGCCAATATTGCTGTTTCTGGTGACATTTCTGATGCTATAAATTCCATGCCTAATTCAGAATCAGAAAACGAAATTGTTCCATTTTGTAGGCAAAGCTTTTTATTTGCCAACAATTCTAAACCTTTGTGTACAACATTACCCTTTTCTGCCTTTTTATTGGAGTCATCCTTAAACCCAAGATTGTAGGTTAACCAATACTTGTGCTGACACCAAGAGTATGATGATACAGAACTAGACCTTAAGTAAGTTATAATCACTCTTTATCCAATCTAATTTCTTAAGAATTTTTAAAATTTCTACTTTTTGTTCTTCTTTTGTCATTTTTTGATTGTCTAAAACAATATCAAATTTTTCACTATTGTCTAACTCATTTTCGCTTATGTGATAATCATCTTCTGTGCTTTTTGTTAACCTTATGATAATTCCATTGTTTGCTTTAATGCTATCTATTTCATTTTCAAATCTTGCATCAGTAATAAAATTTAATGGACAATGGCTATTTCTTATTTCGTTAAAACAAGCATTTATGTGTACATCTTTACACATTCTTCTGGCTATACCAGTCCCAAATTCCTGCAAAAATTCCCTAGCTGTCATTTTACCTTTTGGGGTTACTTTTTCTCGAATTTTAATTTCTTCGTAATGTGGAAGATCTTCCCATAAATAATTTGTTAAACTTTTTTTATCTTCAAATGATCCAAAAACCTGTTTGTGTTTTAAGCCAAAAAAATCAATTGCTATTTTTTTCATTGGTTGTGCAAAAGAATAAATAGATGATCTGCAACCAAAAAGGGCTACAGAATTAAATGAAAGAAATCCAGCAATAGTATCTTTGCCAGAACCCTTTTTTCCAGAAAACCCAATTATTTTTTGTATCACAGCTTTTCCATAATAGGGAGTAAAAAACTTTTAACATCATCCACACTCATCTCACCAATATCTTTAAAGCCATTCGGCAACTTTGGCTTAATTATTTTAAACATTCTACCAAGAGAAGATTCTATGCTATTACCAGCCTTTAAACCAGCCCCATCTGAATCAAACAATAAGATTAAGTGCAAAGCTCCAGATGACTCTAATAAAATCTGTTGTGCATCTGTTAAAGACGATCCAAATACGGCTAATGAATTTATAATTCCAGACTCAGTAATTCTCCATACATCTCCTGGTCCTTCTACTAATATGGCAACGCCAGTTTTTTTAATAGACTCAATTGCAAAATTATAATTGTATAAATAATCTTTTTTAGAAAATCCTTTGTTGTGACACCACTTAGACATATGAACATAGCCATTGCAGCTAGCTTCTTGTTCATGATAATGTTTACATGCTTCACACTTTTTGTACTTTGTTCTTCCTGTGAATCCAACTATAAATTTTCCATCTGTGTCATACACTGGAACAACCACTCTATCTTTAAATATTCCAATAGAGGAATTAGACTCTCCTATGTCATAATTATTTAAGCACTCTTCAGTGTAACCCCTAGAAACATAATACTTTGATGGTATTGATAAGCTTGATCTTACAGAAGTCTTACTCCACTTATCTTGTTTTTCTTTTGTGGTCTTTGTAAATGCCGAAGATTCTAATATGTTTTTAGTTTTATTTGTAGATAAAGTATCATCAATTGAAAAGTCGTACAAGCTTTTTATTAAGTACAATGTTTCTGCAAATGATGCTATTTTATCTCCAGATTTTGACCAGTTATATTTACTATGGCTTATTAAACCTCTAATAAAACCAATGGTGTTATTTATAAAACTTTTTTCACAATGATGTGTGTAACATATCCAATTTCCAACATGCGTATTACCAGATGTAAAAATATTAAATGCAGTCTTATTATCTCCACCATGTATTGGGCATGGGCCAGAAAGATAAGCATCCGTATAATTTAATTCAATATCGAAGTGATTTAAAACAACATCTATATTTTTTGAAATTATTTTATTTGCTAGTTTAAAATCAATTTGTTGCTGAGATTTCATCTGGCAGTTCCTCTATTTGAAAACCGTTATTAATTCTTGTTGATCTAAGTTGGTGAAATTCATTTCTAGTTGGTCCTTCTGTTATTCTTCCGTATTCATAATTTCCAGATATGTTTATGTAATCACCAGCATCAATACCTTTACCATGCCTTGCAACAACTGGTATTAGTTTTAAATTATATGAAACATTGTTCTGAGAAACGCTTTCGTCTGCCATTTCCTCTTCCGTTTTACGCTTATATATTGAAAAATTGCTGCACAACCACAAAATTCTATCGGACCCTGATGCAACATCTGTATCCTCTCTTGTTATGCCATCTCTATTCAATTGAGTAAAGGCTAAACAAGCAACACCATACTGAACCATAAAATTGTGTAAGCTTGTCATTAAAAAACCTAACGCTTGATATTCAGCAATATTTTTTGATATTGTTCCATCATCCATCAATTTTATATAATCTAGAACTATCAAACATGGCTTTGCTTTACCAAAATCATCTAAACCAACATCTTTTATAACCCACCTTCTAGCAAGACTTAAAACTTCATCAAAGCTTTTTCCAGCAATAGACTTATACTTAAACGGCATATCTTTCAATGCTTTTGAAGCATCGTGAACCCTTTTCCTTTTTGATGAATCTTTTGAAAAAGAACCATTTTCAATTTCTTCAATTTTAATATTTCCAATGCAAGCCAATAATCTATGCCAATGATCCTTCGCTGTCATTTCAGTGTCAAACATTAAAACAGGTATGCCCTGTTTAGCAACATTCATTGCAACATTATCTGCAAAAAACGATTTACCTGTTTTCATTCTTGCACCAATCAAATTAACTGTGCCTGGCCTAAGACCACCCCCAATAGCCCTATCGTAAACTTTAAAGCCTGATGAAATACCAAGTTGAGATATTGGATTATCTTCTAGAAACTTTACATAATCATCTAAGCCTTCAGATATTTCTTTTGGGCTTGGGTCTTCTGCATTTGAAATTTTAAAAGTTTGATCCAATACAGTTGCTTCTGCAAGAGAAACTATTTGTGAAATAGGCTCATCTCCTGTCATGCTCAATAATTCAGTTGCACAATTAGATAAGTTGTATGCTAAAGTCTTAGCAATTTGCATCTTTTTTAATTTTGCTGCTGCCTTTTTAGCATTAACTATTTCAACTGGCAACAATGTTAAAGATCTAAGGTACTTAGCTTGATCATCTTTTTGAAAAAATTGCTGTATTTTTAAAGAGTTTGCCACAGCTATAATTGATGGTATATCAGCTTTTGAATCTTTTTCATTTACTATTTTTACTAAACATTTATATATCGCAGATGTTTCATCAGAACTAAAACTGTTCTCATCAACAATATCACAAATTTCAATATAGCAATCATAACCCTTTTGAAAAAGAGCAGCCAATATAACTCTTTCAGATGCAACATCGTTCATTATCTACTCGAATTTCTAATGCATTTGATGCATGTAAATGGTGCTGATTCAGAATCAATTGTTCTAAACTTATGTTCTTCTTTTGTTACTTTCATACCGCATCCACACCTAGAGCATTTTACTTCACAAAAATGATCGCCTTCTTTAAATGGTTGTCTATAACTTTTATTAGAAGGCTTTTGATTTTTTTCTATAAAGCCCGATTCGAGTGTTAAATCATCAACAAACTTATTGGCTGTTGGTGGAACCAAAGATTTGCTACTTACAGAAGCTTTGTTAGATGAAAAATTAACTTGTTTAGCTGGACTAGATGGTTGATGCGTTAGAACAACAAATTCTTCATCGCCAGCTAAAATATCTAATGCTTTTGACACTAATGCCCAGTCTTTGTTTCCAACTGCCGTTTTTAACATATTAACGAGATTCATTATTTCTCCTTTTTGAATAAGCTAAATTTGACAAAGATTCAGCAACTTTTTCAAGTCTGATCGGTAAATATTCAATTCTATCTATTCTTGCTTGTATTAAAGTAGAAAGCTTTTTTATTTTTTTTGCATAATCGTTGTCTTTTATGCATAAAGCCATTCTTTCTTCTGCTGAAAAATATCTGTAGTCTGAAAGATTATTTGCTATAACGCTTAAAATCTTTTCATTGCACCATCTTAACTTTGTTTTTTCTTTGTTTATAACTCTGCTTATATGAAAAGAAAAACTATTAAGCAAAACACATGATTCTGAGCATTGTTCACTGCTCATTTTTGATAAATCATCCTGCGATAAGTATAAGTACTTTATGCATGTAAACTCTTTGTCAGAAGGAATTGGTGTTAACCCAATAGTCAATTCGTATTTTTCTAAAGCAAGATCAATCTTTTGTTCTTCAGTCAAGTTCAATTCTTGACTGCCACTGCTCGGTTGATTCATTAAATGGTAACTCCACAAGAACTATTCCGTTAATTAGACACCATTCTCTCTTCTTATTGTCATTCGCCTTTGATGCCAAAAAGTTTAGCTGTGTTCCATGAAAGAAAGGAACAAACTTATAATGCTGTTCGCCATGAACTTCTATCATTTTATTTCTTAATGGCAACCAAAAATCTGCATATAAATTTCCAGATCCAGGCAAATGAACTTCTTCAAGTATTCTATCTACTGGATACAAAGATTTAAGCAACCCCCTAGTTCTTATGTGTAACTCTGATCTTTTTCTTTCATCGCTTATATCTGGCATTTGACCATAAAATGACCAAGAATGCATTCTTCCATCTAAACCTTTTATTTTCATGATAGAAGACCTTTTATTTCTTGTTCAAGAATCTTTACCCACGCAGGATTATCAAGCAATAATCTATAAAGTTTTTCTGCACCTTGAGTTTTAACTTTTCTTATTGTTGCATCATCCCATTCTTTTGACTCTAACAATTTTAAATGCCTTTGCATAAAATCAAGTGTCATCCAAGCACCAGCTTTAAGTATAAGGCCAAGCTGACAACCAAGATTTATAGCTTCATATGTATTATCAATACCAACCCCATAACGAATATAACTATCAATTTCCATTCCAGGCGAACCTAAAGCACAAGATTCAATCAACCAATGGACTTGTTGACCAATTTGTTTTTCTTTGCCTTCTATTCCAACATTCCAAGCTTTATCAAATTTAACTCTCATTTGAACATCTGCTTGATACTGTAATGTTCTAGAACCTTTTTCTGTATAACCACCATACATGCCTTGAGATTGAGTTAAGTGCATAATCGCCCAAACAATACAGTTTTGTACTGGCACTATATTAGCTGCTTGTCTGCAAAAACCAGCAAAAAGCTTATTACCAGCCCCTCTATTCTCATACCCAATGCCCTCATCCATCTCTTTTTCATCACATAGGGCAGAAACACTATCTATGATGATTAAACTACCAGGGTGTGTATTGATGGCTTTAAAGGCCAGATTTAGGTAGTCCTTTGCGGAAAGAATCTTATCTTGAGTAGACCTATAGATTGTCATCTTATCTAAATTTAAGCCAGCTATACCCCTTAGATTCATAGGCTTTAATCGACCTTCAATGTTTAGATAATACACATGTCTACCACCATTCTCAGGTTTTTGACATTGTGCAGCAAAAGAAAGTGAGGTTAAAGTATTATGCGTAACTATAAAGTTGTTAGTTAAATACAAGCCATCCTTTGTATTTATAGTAATACAAACGCACTCTTCTTTTCTTACTTTTTTTACAGATATTATTTTTCTTTCAAATTTATTTTTTCTTTTTTGTAAAATGTTAAGTTTTAATATACAAACATATCTTTTTGAGTCTTTGTTCTTATGGACAGAATAGTTGCCTATTCCCCCCAAAGATTGCACCAATGTAACAATATCTTCTGCAAGCCTTTGACTTGATACTGTAATAGTTAAGCTTTTGTCTTTAGTTAAATATCCAGCAACTTTTAAAACACCAGTTATTAATCTTGTTCGATTGTAAACGCCATCAAACAAATATTTTGGGGGAATAAACTTTTGGTTATTTGCAATATTAAAAAGCCCAAGCTTTATAAAAGGGTTGGAATTTTTAGCAGAGATCTTTTTAGATTCATTGTCATAAGCTATATATTTTTTATCGCTATCAGACATTTCATTCATAATATCTAAATCTTTTTCAAGAGTTACATATGTTGAATTTTTCCCAAAAATTCCAGCACCAAGAAAAATGCCCATAATATATGGAGAAATCTCTTTGGTTGTTCCATTAAATAATGCAGGGGTAGAAATTGGTATAGAGTATTTTGCTACTTTTCCAGACTTGTAATAAATGTCATTTATAAAATCTTTAAGTTGCCTAACAACAAAATCTTTGTGATCTTTTGTTTTAATTGACCAAAGATGATCTAATCCGCATTCTGCAAATGTTCCATCAGAAAAACTTATACGATAAACATCTTTAACCCCTTGTGGATAGATAGCAAGAATTTCTGCTGAATTTCCATCATGGGTACAAACATGTTCACCCAACATCAATTCACCAATTGGTTTAGGTCCATTTGGAGTATAAACAAGAGCAGATATAGGTTGTTCTTTTCCACTTTTAGGATGACCAGAACATGTAACCCAAGAACCTTCTGGTATACCGCCATGCAAACCAAGATTTAAAGCTGGAGAAAGCGGTATAACATGTTTTTCTTCATCTAATAAATCGCTTGCATTTATTGCAATACCAGCACCATATTGTTTTGATACTTCTTTGATTATTTTTTCTACTTCATCACTCATTTTCAATATCCTTTAACTTACTTAGTGTTGACTTCTTTGAAACGAAAGACATTTTAACTGGAAGAGATTCTACTTGCTCAACCTTTTTTTCATCTGCTTCCTTGAATTTGTATTGTTCAAACTCTATAAGCTTTATTAGCCAAGGAGCACCTAAAGAGAATATTTTTTTACCATCTTGTGATCTTAAAGCCTTAGAGACTAATGCTGGATCATATTTTTCTAAAAGCTTATTTGCTAAAGAAAGCTGTTTAAAAAACTCTTTTTTCCAAGGTTGTTTATCCCAAAATTTTGGAGGTATGTCTTGACGATTTTGTTTGGCAAAACGCTCGCACATTAACTCAGCCAAAAATTGTGCTGGAGTTATCCAACCTCCACCATGTCTAGATTCATATCTACTATTTGAAGATCTTTCCTTTGCCATAATTTTCTTTCATGTTTAAAATTACTTGTTGTTCAGTACAATCAGAAATGTTTCTTTCTTCTTCATCAAAAACTATTAGTTCTGGAACTTTTATCTTTTTTATATTAACAACATTTTTCTTAATTGAACCCAATATATAAAAATTTATATTTTCCGTAGAAGACATCATACCAATGATGCCCATAGAGAAAAAGTATCCTTCACAATAATCTTCCAAAGGATAAAAAATATTTGATCTAAATCGAACATACATTTTTTCTATTTTCAAATTATTTTCATGCAAGTAATCTTTTAATCTAATCCAAGCAGAAAATTCAATGTCTTGATCAAAGCCATCATTTTGATATACGGTTTCACCATTGGACAATTCTACTGCCCAACAAGTCTTGTCTTCAAAATAAGCCTTATCGTATGTTTTGCAAATCATATTTTATGAATGCTATTTTTAAATTTTTTCATATAAGCAGTATTTTCACTTGATCTAACAATATCATCACCCTTGCTAGATTGTGCTGCTGTCATCGCTACGCTGCCAAGCTTTGTTTGAAATGTTAAAGACTTTTTTGTTCTGGCCTTATCGTAAACATCTTTAATAAGTTCAACATCTTTACTGAGCTTTTCTGCAATATCGCCCAAAGGCATAGATGAACAGTTTCCTTCAATAAAATATATTTCAACTTCATTCAAAGGGGTATTTTTAGATTTTTTGGTCATGATATATTCCTTTCAGCATTTTTTAAAAATGAAGAGTTGTTGCTTGATAAATAAGAAATGTAAAAGTTAAAACATTCTTTATTTACGCTTTTGTATGAGTACCTATGTTTGTCTGTATGATTATCAAAACGCTTTAAGTCTTCTAACAAACTTGAAGAAGGATCAAAAAGTTTTCCAGAATCTATTCCATTGGTGCAAACTTTAACCCAAAATTTTTCGCTCTTTAAGTCTGTATCAATGCTTTTTTTAGCAAGCGATAGAAAATTTTCATGATCGCATTCTTTTCCATTTTTATCAAATCCAATTACAGAAAACATTATTTTTTCCCTTTCTGCGTTTTAAATATAACTTTATTGTCTTCGGTAACAATGTCTGTTAAAAGAGTGTCTTGTGTAAAATGATCTGGATTTTCTCTGTCTACTGTAACGCATCCACCTGGCCTAAAAATGCCTTTAACATCTTTTACAAAACTCTTATCTCCGCAGTAGCAGCATTCTGCAACACACTTCCAATGAATGTCTGCATCCGTATTGGTTATGAACAAGTCAACAAGTGGCTTGTTGCAATTGCTACAACTTATAATAAGATTTCCATGATCTTCAATTTTCATATTGATTGTCCTCTTTTCCAAATATGTGCAAAGTTTTTATCTTCAATAGCATTAGATAAAAAAGCCTCTAATTTATTTTTGGCTTCTTGAAATGACATACCGTCTGCTCTAAGTAAAATTAAACCAACATCAACTGGTTGATTTGACCCATATAAACCATCAGAGTTTATTGGAAGAACCTCCCAATTTACTCTAACTATCGCTGTATGTGGTGAGTCTTCTCCAGACTTAGGAATCAAACCCATTATTCTTCTCCTGTTTCTATATAGTTTTTAACATTTTTAATCTTAGATAAGTTTAAAGGTTTATCCTTTTTGCTTAACCCATTAACTTTTCCAGATCTCCACCAAGGCAATTTTGAATCTTGCAACTCTTGTTTTTTAGCCATGTGTTCTTTAATTTTACCGCCAGCTTTCTTATAATTAGCTTCTCCTACTTGGCCTATTGTATCGCCACCCTTCATGCAGACAATAGTGTTTCCGTCATAAACTTGATTTACTTTTCCTTTTTTGCATTTTGGACAATCTTTAGGGTGACTTTCAGAAAAAGAAAGCTTAACTTCAAAATTGTATTCGCATGACTCACAAGAAAATTCATAGTATGGCATTAAAATTCCTCATCATCTGTATAATCTTCTTCGTTTATGTCAACACAATATTTCATCTTCCATCTGTTTTCTGTAAACTCTAATGCTTCTGCTGGAAAACCATCTCGCATAACATTAGCATCTAAATCAAAATAAACAACTAAAACTTCTTTTGTTTCTTCGCCAAGTCCGACAACAGTCATTGGCATTCCACCAGATTTTAAAGCTACTATGTCACCAATATTAAATAAAGACATGTTGAACCTCTTAGAAATTAAGATTAAAAGGGGAACCTATGCCTTTTGCTTTTTCTTTTTTTGGCATTTTTTTTCACCAATTTTGTTCTTTTGCTTTTCAAAATTTTTGCAATTCTTTTTGACATTATATTAAACAAGCTCCACCAGCACAAGCAAGTTCTCCTTGAATGTTGATTGTGGCACTGTTTTCAAAAACATTTAAGTAATTAACATTAGAATAATTGTTTATTAATTTATTCCACAAATCTAAATTATAAGCATCTTTAAGTGCATAAGTAGCGTACTTAACATCAGAAGAAAAATGTTCATCTGCATATTTTTGAACCATAATTTTCCAAGCTTTTTGCTTTTGATCTTTTGGTTCAAAATAACCAAGAACACAAGAACACGCATCCCATAAAGAATTAAAGTTATATTCAGAAAATTTTGAGTAAATTTCATAAGCACTAGATGTGGCTTCAAAACCCCAATTTTTTATTTGTTCTTCAATTGAATAAACCGCTGTAAATGGAGCTTGATTGTAATCTTTATCTCCAGTAGCAGCTATAAGTGATATTCCAGCAAGATCTGCACGATGATCATAAATATAGTCTTTTACCTTATCCCACTCATCATCTTGAACATGTATTGTATTAGACACATTATGATTTAGTTCTTTTCTAATGCAAAGATCTGGATTTTTACCAGACACAACCCAATTTTTATAAGTTGAAACAACATTATCTAACATAGATATAGCATCTATTTCTTCCTTAAGTACTGTTCCCTCTTGGGTTTGCACACAAAACCTTATGCAATCATCCGTTTTATTTGACGACCATACTGATTCTTCACATGCTTGAGGGTTAATAGTTTTAAAATGCTGATAAGGAGATTCAAGCTGGTTAGCTTGGACAATACGGAAATACCTTTTGCTATGATCTGGATGAATGCCCGATGTTGAACCTAATAATGCAGAAGAATTACCTTCTGGTTTGATGCAAGTCGTTCTGGCAGCAGGGTTTATGTTTAAAATAGATGCGTATTTTTTATTTGTACTCTTTACTATTTCAGCACCTTTCTGCTGAATTTTTGGATTTAGCAGTATTTTTGGATGATGTTGCATACCATTAATTGAAACGCCCAATAATGCCTCTTTACGAGCGATAAGTTCTGTAACATGACCCAAGTATGGGAAA